TTATTTTGACAATGGGCTAAACCCATGTCGGGAATCACGGACGAATGGGCTGTAGACGCCTCGGAAATCCTTTCCGAGATCCCTAAGGCCGTGACCGTTAAAAACGTCCCAGGCGGGACGCCAGTACCCTTAAACGCCCTGATGTCGCAGCCGGCCATCATGCAGGACTTGGAAACGGGGGGCTTTATGAACCAGACCTCGTTCGACATGAAATTCCTGCGGACGGACGCCGCCGCCAACCCGGGGCTGATCGCCTTCGGGAATGTGGTGGCTTATGGGGGTCAGGAGTTCCGCATTATGACCGTGACGGACCGCACCCCCTCCGCCTGGGTCATCGTCAAAGTCCAGACCAAGGTTCAGTAATGGCCCAAGTGGTCACAGTCGCCAAGGGCGTCAAGGTGGACTACACTCAGTTCGCCAAGCACCTAGCCCTGTATGCGATGGTCATGCGTAAGTCTTCCGAGGAAATCGTGAAGCAGCAGTCGCGCCTATTCGCCAAGGATATGTGCGACTTCACGCCTCCGTTCTCAGGCTCCCAGCCATCGATCAGCAAGGGCGGAGAAGGCGGCTTCGGAAATAAGGCACGAACGAAGGGAAGGAACTCTGTCAGCCGGGATGTCCGCAAGATTTTCGCGCCATTGGCCCAAGCTCCCGCAGCAGGGGTGGCCGCTGCCGGCAATGTAGGCATTCTATCCGCATGGGTAGGTGCCAAGGCTAAACTTCCCCCTCCCCATTATCCTGACTATATCTTCAAGATGGTCGCACAGGGACGAGTCTTAGGCCAAGGCGAATTCGATTATTTCAAGCAAGTTGAGTCCAAGAAGGGAACGCCTAAGACTCGCTTTATGATGGGGACAAATGAAGCCGCCATCAAGTCCATCCACGAACGCCGGCGCGGCAAACCTTCCTATAAGGTCTACGAGACCGCAAAGACCGAAAAGGTATATGTGGACAACTGGAAGCCAGTTGAGTCCTACATCAAACGGGTCCAGCAGCGCGTCGGCAGGCTCAAGTCTGGCTGGTACTACGCTGGCCTGAAACTAGGCCGTATGCCCACCTCCGCCTGGATTATGAACCAAGGTGCCGGAACCTCAATTTACCAGCCTAGGCTCGGACGCCCAGACCCAACAATCAAGCTCGGCTCGACCGTAGGCCGCAACTACAGCCAAGGCTACCACTTCATGCGGATGGCCATGAACCACCGGGCCTTTGCCATGCGTGTGGCCATCCTCAAGCATTTGCAAGCCCCGCGCAACCACGGTAAACTCATCGACGTGGTCAACCGACTCCAAGGCTTCACCCTTACCAACACACCATGATGTCCAACCCTACCTTCTTCAGTTTCCGTACCGTCCTTGAGAACAGGGTGGCCGGCTACCTCGCACCGCTGTTTCCAGGCGTCGCCGTCCATAAGGGCGTGACCGACGACATCCGGGTCATCCCGATCATCATCGCCCACGCCGAGTCCAGCAGCAACATCGAAGACCTCGGCTCCCAGACCCTCGGAAATTACAAAGCGACCCTAAAAATCTATGTCTACTCGTCCGCCGACGACGAGACGCTGGATACCCACCGGGCTAGGGTCGTCGAGGTGATTGGGGCCATGCGCGACGTGCCGGCCCTGAAAGCCCTCTGGAACCCCGTTACCGACGGCCAACTGTACGACCTGTGGATTGAAAACGACGAGGAAGGCATGAGCCAGCGACGCTACGGCAATGTGCTGGAATTCACCGTCTGGGGCGTAATGCCCCCGTCCCCTTGACACTTGGCTAAACCCATACGACTATGGCAGCAATCGACTTCGGCGTAGCACACTTTTACGGACTTTATGGCACGGTCTCCTATGCGACCCTCCAGTCCGACTCCCTTTCCCAGACCTTCAAGCTCGACGTTGAAGTCGCCGACGAAGAAGGCCGTGTGATCACGGACCGCCTGGATGACCTCTTTCAGGAAATCACCCTTGAAGGCGTCCTGAAGACTGGCACCACCCCGGAACCCGGTTCGCGCTTCACCTATCTCGGTATCTCTTGGATTCTGAAGTCCCTTGAAGACAAGGGTACGAACAAGGATTTCCGCAAGGTCAGCATCAAGGGCGTCAAGTATCAGGAAATCGCCTAATAGGGCAGCATCCACGATGGATGCTCGCTACCTACAGGCTACGACCGTCCTGCCCCGCCAAGATAAGGTGTGCGGCAGGACGCTTCGTCCTTTCTGCCTGCGTCACCGCATCGCCCTTGAGGCCATCGAGTCGCCGTTCCTCGACCCGGAGAAGTACGAGTTTAACCCGGTGCAGGTCGTCATGGCTGCGCGGATTCTGTCGACCTACGACAAACATGAGATGGGACGTCCCCTTTCATACATCGAGAAAATGTACATCGCCCGCATGGCGATCAGCAAGAAGTACTACTCGCGCTGCATTGGTGTCATCCTAGGCTGCATCAAAGTCTCCCTGTCTTACCCCAAGTTCTGGAAGAAGGATGATAAGAATAAGGAGAATAAGAAGTACGAAGATATCCCGTTCCCGCTCTCCTGCGTATCCAACCTCTGCCGTAACGGCGTCAGCCTGGAGGAAGCATGGACGATGCCGGAGGGCGAGGCCGTCTGGATGTCCGTCGCCAGCGCAATCTACAACGGAGCTAAGATTGATATCCTTTCCTCTGAGCAGGAGAAAGATTTAGAGAATTTCGACGAACGTATTGAAGCCTACAAAAAGGCGAACAACCTACCCTAACACCGATGGCCGACCTATCAGTAACAATTGGACTAGACCAGACTGAGCTGGAGAAGGGCTTGGCTGGAGCCGGCAAATCCATCGGGAACATGGGAAAGGGAGGTATGCAGAATCCTTTTGCCGCCACCGCCAAGGAGTTCAGCACCATGCAAGGAATCGGAACAATGATTGCCGGACCTATCGGCGGATTGGTCGGTGCGTTCTTCGACGCCTTCGGTGGAATGCTTTCTGCCGCGCTTTCTAAGATCAAGGAAATCGTAGACTACGCAAAGCAGATTCGCCTGGCCTCAATTTCCACCGGCCTTTCCATCGATCAGATTCGTCAGGTCGAGGCCGTCGGTCAGGCGTTCGGAGTCAGTCTACAAACAATGGTAAAGTCTGCGGTCGAGTTCACGCGCCGCATGGGCGAGGCTCGCATAAAGGGCGGCGAGCTGACCAACATCCTCGCCAAGATGGGCGTCGGAATGGACGAGGTCGCTGATGGTACTTTTAATCATCAAAAAGCAATGAAGATGCTGGCCGACTCTTACGCCGCTGGAACGGACGAAGCCACGCTGCTTTACTACGGCACGAAGATGTTCGGAGACTCCTTCAAGGAACTTCTTCCGATCATCAAGGCTGGCTCAAAGGCCATCGATGAGGCTGCTCGTAGTTATTATAACGCCGGGAAAGAAGAAACATCCGCTGCCGCCAGACTCGGAGACTTTTTGGTAAATATTGGACGGTCCTTCAAGAATATGCTAATTGATTTGGTCGGAGGATTCCATGCAATCATGGAAGACTTGGCACAAATGTTAAAAGAAATCATGGACCCGGGTTTCTGGAATCCTTTTGAAAATTTTAAAGATAAGATTGCCCGTCAAATCAGGAACTCTCCTGAATACATGACTAACGAGGAACTCAAGGAGCGAGTCTTGAAGTTCTACCCCAAGAATCTGCGCGATGCGGCGGCGGCGGAAATCGACGAACAACTAAAGGGTAAGGGCAAGGTTCTCTCCCCCTTCGGTATGGCCGAAGCCGGCGCGGCGTCCCAGATGCAGCAGATGGGCGGAGGCGACATCTTCGGAGCCTTGGCCTTCACCCCCCTTGAGCGAATCGCAACTGCGACCGAAGAGACCGCCCAGAATACCAAGCCTGGAGCGGAATCTAGTCCGCGCACCCCTGACGTACTTCTACGATAATGCCTTCCCTAACAGTAAAGCCTTTCGGCAATAACCTCGTAAGTCCAATCCCACAGCCGGGTTGGCAAATCGAGGCCGATGGATTCGGTCTGCTCCAAGCTCAGGTCAAGTTCAAGTGGGATGCCGCCCAGGCGAACAACTTCACGACTACCTTCGCCAAGGGTACTACTTTTCAAAGCCTTGTTCCGGGGGCACCTTCCAAATTCTCCAACCTGAAAGTATGGAAGTCGAACATGGTATACGATAAGGCCAATGTCCTTACCGTGACCGCCGACTTCTGCGGCATCGATCCTGACATCAGCGGAGGCACCAAGACGATTACTCAGGTCATCATGTCTGGTTCTACGGCTTCCGAGCCTATCGAGCATCATCCTAACTTCCTTAAAGTCTTCTGCCCTACTGGTTCACCAGTTCTTAGCAAAGTACTTGCAGGATTTCCTTCCGCATCTGGATGGGATCCAAATCCTGTCACCAATCCGAACCGCGCCCTTTGGCGTCCGGCTGTTGCCGCAGGTGGTGCCACCCAGGCGTTCCAGTTCGTCGGTTTCTTGCCCAATCAAAAAGAGGCGGAACTGGCCCAAGGAGGAATCAACATCAAGGCCGGCATCAAGAACTACTACAAGCCGTCGAACACCCTGCGCTGTTTGTTTTATGTGAGCGATGAGACGGTTGCAGTAACATATGCCTCCTATGTTGGTTGGAATACGAATGGAGGATTGTATAGTCTCCCTTCTGCCTACATTGGACTTGCCACGGGCCAGTACGGCGGCTCTTTCATCTACACGGCTGAATTCCTCGCTAAGATTAACCGTGGATTCCTAGTCACGGCTTGCTCCGTCGAGCAGTTCGGCGGCATCTGGAAGGTGACTGCTGACCTGATGCTTTCTGGTATCTCCGGCTGGGACAAGGACGTCTATCCTGCAATCGGAAACCAGTAATGCGTTCCATCTCTGGATTTAACAGCGGATCGCTCGACGGCTCATTCGCTGCCGGACAGCCCATCTCGGCCAACGCGCTGAACCAGCTCGCCGGATCGGCTGACAAGTCCAGGCCGATGATGTCTAATGACATCCAGTTCATGTCAGGCATGGGTGGTGTGTCTTTTGGATTAGGCCAAGAGACGGTCGACGCACCGACTGTATTCCCTTGGCAGTTGAAGGACAACGGAGACGATACCTTTTCGGTATACCCGTCGACCATCAATAGCATCATCCCTTGCATCGGTAATATCGGTTCGCAGAACCTTCTGACGTCCCGGTCGGACCCGACCCCCCGCGCCGCCTACGTCTGGAACTCTGAAGGCGAATGCTACATCTACCTCAAGGCCGGCCCGCAGATGGATGGGCAGCTCGCCATCTGGCCCTCCTCTGATTTCACTACCACACAATACCCCACCATCAAGGGGTATAATGCGAAGCAGAATGACAGCGATAGTTTCGGACATATCCTGATTGCAATGGCCCAGAAGGACAAGAACGCACCCACGACGCCTCCGCCTGCCGTCTCATTCATCCAGTTCATTTCAAACCCGGTCTGGTCTGAAAGACATAAATTCTCCCAACCGAACTCTGCGTTTTATTACTTCTACCGAGTATGATTTTTGTCAATGGTAGTCCTGTATATATGCGCGGGAGGTTTTACGGCCTTCAGTCGATTCCTTCCGTACCTGACGAGCCGCCGAAAAACCGTCCCATCATCATTTACGGAGAGTTTACCTCCGGCCCGTTCACATCTAAGTCTACGGAACAGTTCACGATCAGCGAAAACCTGACGCGCAATATCACGCTTAACCCGATTACTTTCGGTAACAACCTTGAGGTCGGCTGGATTGTCTATATCTACGGTGGGAATCAGACGGCGACTTCCAATACGGTGATCGAGCTGAAGATTCAGGAAGCACTCAATATCAACATCCAGACTGGCCGGACATTCAGGGCCGACCAAACAATCAGCCTAGTGCTTCGGTCAGACTCCCAAAAGAATATGCAAGGGGTCGTAAGGACTTACAACAATCAGACTGGCGTAATGGTGCTGGACGTGACTTCGTTCAACGGGACTGGTTCCTACCCGATTGGTCCGATTGACCTGTGGGATATCACCGTCACGGGCAACGAAGCGATCAGCACCGACTATATGCTCGCAAGGGTGAACTCGGTGGACCTGACGACGGACCCGCTGCATCCTATCATCAATGTCACGGCCTACCAGGCGGGCGGTTCCGGCACCTATAACGATTGGACCATCTTCCCCCAATGGAACAGGGCTTTCAACTATGTCAGAAACGAGAACCTCTCCGCCTACGAGGCTTCAACGGGTCCGTCTACTGACGGTCTATTTGGAGGAATCTACGGCGCGATCTTTGAGGCTTTTCAAGGTCAAAGCACCAGCCAGTTTGTCGATACTTCAAACCCTCCATATATCATCTCTAATTACACCGAGAAGTCCGTAAAGGGAGCTGCTTCCGTAATGGAGGACGAATACGCAACCAACCGACCTTATCTAAAAAGAAAGGTAAGAAGCAGTTGGGCAATGGAGACGAATACCGAAACCACGACGATTACCTATGACAGCCAAGGTGAGCCGACTTATGTGACGGTCACGGAAAACTCCAGTTCCCCATTGGAGGTAGATTATACGTTCAGCGACGCTGACTTTAACCCATCCGATACGGCCAACTACACGCCGGGTGCTGGTGCCTTTTACGTCAACGGCGAACTGGTGGGATTCCCCACCCCAAGCACTTATTCAAGGAACAATCTTGGAGAAGGTTCTCTGAACTATATTTCCCGTGACTTTTTCCAGCAGAACGAACAGTACTACCCAGACGGCCCGGAACAACCTCCGTCGTACCGACCTATCCTGATCAAGGTCATCACCAAGGGCATTGCTGGCGGGTCTAACCCGGCAAAACCCGTCTCAGATTGGTTCTTCTGGCTGGATTGACATACGGCTAAACCCAAACGGCGAACCTATGTCCTGCACCACCCATGAGTTTAAGCAGGGCCAAACCTTTTCAGGAGTGGCCAACTACACCCCCGAAGCGGGGTGGCCTGCCAACCTGACCGGCGTCACCATCCACTCCGCGCTGCTGGATGCCCGCAATAAGAAGCATTATTTCACGGTCACCCTGAACAGCCCGACCCAGTTCACCATGTCCTACGAGAATACGCAGGACTGGAACCATGGGACGGCCTACTGGGACATCCAGTTCATTCAAGGCGACGTGACCTTCTACTCCGAGACGATCCGTATCGCCATCCTACCCAACGTCACCCCTAACCCGGTTCCCGCCGGGGCTACCAACTAATGGCCCTTACCATCAGCATCAACCAGGCGGCTTCCTTCACGGTCGACATCAATGTCCCCGGCCCGCAAGGCCCGGTCGGACCCGCCGGCCCCGCTGGACCCCAAGGCTTGATTGGCCCTCAGGGCATCCAAGGCGAGCAGGGCAACCACGGCATTCAGGGCGTCCAAGGCATCCAAGGTATCCAAGGGGTCAAGGGTGATAAGGGCGACGAAGGGCAAGCTGGGATTCAGGGTCCGATTGGAGCCACCGGCCCGCAGGGTCCGCAAGGCGTCGCCGGCGAGAACGGCGCGACCGGCCCGCAAGGCCCGCAAGGCGAGACTGGTCCTATCGGCCCGACCGGCCCGCAGGGCATCCAAGGTATCCAAGGTATCAACGGCGACAAGTACGCTACGACCTCGACAACGAGCCTTCTAATCGGCAACGGGATTAAGACTCTGACTGTCGCCACGGGACTGGCCTACTCCACGCAGCAGAGCATCATCGTCGCTTACGACAACTCCAACCATATGCACGGCGACGTGACGAGTTATGACTCGGTCACCGGCGTGATGGTAGTCGATATCAAGAATCACACGGGCGCGGGAACGTACGCAGCCTGGTCGGTAAATCTTGAAGGCGCGGCGGGCATCCAAGGGCCGCAGGGTATCCAAGGTGTGGCAGGCGAGACTGGCCCCGCCGGCCCGACTGGCCCGCAGGGTCCGACGGGTGCTACTGGAGCCACGGGGGCGACTGGCCCTCAGGGAGATGCGGGGGCGACTGGCCCTCAAGGTCCGCAAGGCGATCAAGGTCCGCAAGGCATTCAAGGCATCGAAGGCCCGCAGGGCATTCAGGGCGAGCAAGGCGTCCCCGGACCTGAGGGTGATGCGGGAGCGCAGGGCGTCGCAGGCGTCGGCGTCCCAGTCGGCGGTACGGCGGGTCAGGTGCTGTCGAAGATTAACGGAACGGACTACAATACCGAATGGGCCACGCCGTCGGCGAGCTGGTCTGGCGGTGCGATCACCAGCCCGATCACCTACGCTTCGGGAGACAATACTTCGACCTTTGCTTCGACTCTAATCGACGTAACCAAGACGGCCGCATCGGCTGGACTTCCGTTCAGGACCACCAACATCGACGGAGATCGGCTGATCGTTTCCTATCAGTATGACGACTATGGGGTGACCCGTACCGATGCGGCCTTGTATAACTACAAGGGGTTTAGCTCATCCCGGTCAAGTAGCTCGGACGGTTACACATTTGATGTCGGCTATACCACGCCCGGAAGCATTACCTATACCTCGACCAATATGGGTAGCCCATCGGGGGCCATGTATATCACTCCCGGATACATCACCTTTTCTTCCCCTTCTTACCCTTCAAGCCCAGCGACCTTTGGCCTTGGCGGATTGACCTTCAGCGACGGCACGACCCAGACCACCGCCGCAGGTGGGACAGCTTCTCCTTATTACAACGCCGTCTGGTACAACGGGAATTGGTATTCTGCCAATGTTTCCACCGTCTACGACGTGGGCTACAATTACATCAATGTCCTCTCCTTCTAAGATCTCAATCCCGGTCGAGGCCGGCAAAGTCGGCGTCTTCTATGATGCGGCAAGCAAGGTCATCAGCCACTACGCCAAATTCCCCACCAAGGGAAACATCATCACGGGGATGCCCGTTATCGTAGCCGATAATGACGAAGCCCTCAAGGTCGCCATCGCCGAAGCCAAACTCATCGAACGCAAATGATCACCGCCATCGTCTCCTTTATCCTCGGCCTGGTCACGGGTCTCCTCGTCTCGCGCAAGCATCGTGCGAAGCTGGAGTCCGCCGAGTCCAAAGGCCGCTCGCTCCTCGACGCCCTCAAGGGCAAGTAAGACGTGCGAGTGCTTCTGGTCATCGCCTTAGTGGCTCTGGCTGGTTGCACCCGCAAGCCAATCGACGAGCCGCTGCCTAAGCAGCCGGACGCCCCGACCAAGGAGTCGTCCGTCGCCACGCTCGGCAAAGACCTCGACAAGGCCGATCACAGGGTCGCCTCGGCACTAGTGGCCATCGAGAAGAACGCCGACAAGCCCAAGGTCGTCGTCGCCGAGTCCAGACTAGCCCAGTCATACCTCCCCCCGCCCCCCGATGCGGATGTGGCCTTCGCCGTCGCCCGCGCCGCCAAGCAAGACCCCATCGACTACGCCAAGCAGATGGAGTTCGGACGCAAGCTCGCCACCGCAGTCAACAAGGCGTGGGAGCGTCTGGAGGCCGACCAGGCGGAAGCCAAGCGGGTCTCCGACCTGAAGGATACCCGCATCAAGGAACTCGTCGCCGAGATTGACCGGGTCAAGAAGGACCATGCCGAGCAGACGTGGACTTGGGTCGGTGCCGGCCTCGCCGTGATTGGTGCGTTGACCACCGCCTTCCTCGGTCCGAAAATCGGACTGCCCCTCCTCCTCTGCGGGGCCTTCTGCGGCGCGGTGCCGTTCATTATCGAAAGCCCGTATTTCGAGTACATCGCCGGCGGCACCCTCCTCATCTCCTCCGGCCTCGGTCTCTGGTGGCTCGCCGACAAGGTGCGTGACTCCATCAACAAACCTTCCTCCCATGACGAAACGACGCCAAAAGAGTAAGGTGGTCTATGTGAAGTTAGGCCGGCAGAAGGCATGGGGTCAGGCGACCATCGGCGAAGGTCTCATCGAGATTGACCCCCGCCTCGGTGCCAAGCGTCGCCTGGAGGTACTATGCCATGAGCAGGTCCATCTGACCTTCCCGGAAATGTCCGAAGCCCAAGTCGACCGCGCCGGCAAAGACCTCGCCGCCGTCCTCTGGGATCAGAGCTACCGCCAAGTCCTGCTCACCCCCAACGCCAAGCCGCCCAAGATTTCGTGAGTGCCGCCCCCATCAACCCCGACGACATCCCTAGGGAAGTCAAAGACGGCGTCATAGCGGGCGTCCTAGGTGGCCTAGCGATGGTAGCCCGCCTTCTCCTCAGTACCGAGCCGGTCTCGCTGGGCTGGGTGATCCGCCGTGTCCTTGCCGCTGCAATCACCGCAGCCTTGGTCGGTTATTGCATCCAAGACCATATTCAAAACGCCGGCCTAAAAATGGGCGTCGTCGGTGCCAGCGGCTATGCCGCGCCAGAATGTCTGGATTACCTGATGAGGTATATCAAAGCCAAGGGCGACGCCGAGGTAGGCGTCCCGAAAAAAGATGCCAAAAAAAGACCTGTCTCCAAGCGACGCAAGTGAGAGCAACCTGCTCTTCGCCGTCATCGGCCTGGTCATCGCATCTGGCCTAGCCGCCGCCATGTCGGCTTGGATCGCAGGCTTCGTCCTAGACCAGCTCCAGAATACGGACGCCCTCGTCATGCTGGTGACCGACGGGGGGCTAAAGTCGGACTCCAAGGATTTGGAACGAAATATGTCCACCGCCACCCTAGCCCTACAGACCTGCCGAGATTTAGGCTGGGCCTTGGGCGTAGGCTGTTTGGGGGTCGGGGTGGCAG